CAATGGAACGTACAGACCTATCAACATACGAATGGCTAAACCACCTACAAGAAGAACTATTAGACGCAATAATATATATAGAGAAACTAAAAGATGAGAATTAAAACATACAACCAAACATCAATGCTTTACCTGCTGCCCACAATAGGGTTCACGTGGGATAAGCAACTAACAGGCTATTACGAAATAGGCATAGCGTTTTTACACAAATGGATAGTAATTGAATGGAAATAGATTTTACTGAAAAGCACATAGATAGATTACTATGGCTTATAGACCTTTGGATAGAAAATTTATACAAATTAAGAGAGGATGCTAAAAGCACCAAAAACATAGACCAAGAGTTGACCGATTACGAATACATAAAAATAATACTCAATGAAGCAAAAGAAATGGACACAAGCACAGAAGATACAGCAACTTGAAAAAGTAACTACTAATCTTTATATACTTTGGAATAACCTATCTAAAGAAGTGCAGGAATTAAAAGCCAAACAAAATCCTGAATAATTACGATATATAATTGAATAAACAAGATATTTCAAGATGCACGGAGGGGCAAGACAAGGCGCAGGTAGAAAGCCAAAGGCAGACGAAAAGAAACTAATCGAAAGGTTAGACAACATTATTGATTCAGATGTTGCTTTAGCTAAATTAGGGGAACTCGTTGCTAAAGGCGATTTAAGAGCCATACAGACATATTTAAGCTACCGATATGGTAAGCCTAAAGAAAGCGTAGATATTACGTCAGAGGGCTTTAATATCAATTTTAAGGACATTATAAAGTACAAGTGATAGCCATACATCCAAAGTATGCACCATTACAAACCGATGATAGTAGGTACTTTGTAATTACAGGCGGTAGGGGTTCGGGGAAGTCCTTTGCTGTGAACCTTATGCTTGTGCTACTGACATACGAGCAGGGACACACAATACTCTTTACACGCTACACACTCACATCGGCTTATATATCTATTATCCCTGAATTTATTGAGAAGTTGGAACTCTTGGGGGTTATAGGCGATTTTCATATAACCAAAGACGAAATAATCAATAGACGTACAGGAAGCAAGATTATCTTTAGGGGTATCAAGACAAGTTCAGGCGACCAAACAGCAAACCTTAAATCCCTTACAGGAATCACAACTTGGGTAGTGGATGAAGCGGAGGAACTAACAGACGAAGACAAGTTTGACACCATAGACTTATCTGTACGTTCACAATCCAAAGAGAATAGGGTTATACTTATCCTAAACCCAACAACAAAAGAACATTTTATTTACAAACGATTCTTTGAGGACAAAGGGGTGCAAGAGGGTAGCAACCTGACAAAAGAAAACATCACATACATACACACCACATACGAAGACAATTTAGACAACCTATCCGATAGCTACCTACATCAGATAGAGCAAATGAAACAAAGAAGACCCGAAAAGTTTAAGCATCAGATATTAGGTGGGTGGCTTAACAAGGCAGAGGGTGTGATATTTGACAATTGGACAATAGGCGAGTTCAAACACGTGGGGGTTAGTATCTTTGGACAGGATTACGGATTCGCATCAGACCCATCCACGCTTGTAGAAAGCAACATAGACACAGATAACAAAATAATCTATTTAAGGGAGTGTTTTTATCTTCCACGACTCACAACATCAGAGATAGCGCAACTCAACCTTAAACACGCTAAAAATGGGCTTATCGTGGGTGATTCAGCAGAGCCAAGACTAATAAGCGAGATAAGAGCCAAAGGATGCAACGTAAAGCCATCAATCAAAGGACAGGGAAGTGTAACGTATGGTATATCTTTATTACAAGACTACGACCTTGTAGTAAGCCCTGATTCTGTAAACTTAATTAAAGAACTCAACAACTACTGTTGGTTGGAAAGAAAATCCAACACACCAATAGACGCTTACAACCACTTAATAGATGCGGTAAGATACGCAGTAGGATTCCAATTACAAAACCCAAATAGGGGGAAGTACGCAATCCGTTAAAATTCTTTTTTTTTACGATATATATATATGAAAGTTGATATAAACATTCCTGATTCACTTGCAGAGATAACTTTAGAGCAATATCAGAAGTATCTAAAGATACAAGACGAAAACAAAGACGAGAAGTTTTTAGCTGTAAAGCTGATTGAGATATTTTGTGGGTTAAGGGGTGACCACGTGCTTTTGATGAGAGCAACCGACATACAATCAATAGTTAATATAATAACCGATATGCTAAACAATACCCCGCCACTTGCAACAAGATTCAAAATGAATGGGGTTCAATATGGGTTCATACCAAAGTTAGAAGATATGTCCTTTGGAGAGTACATAGACCTTGATACGTTTATGGGTGATTGGGATAATATGCATCGTGCTATGAATGTACTATATAGACCCATAACAGACCAATATGGCGATAGATATGCAATAGCAGATTATAAGGTTGACACAGCAGAGCAGATGAAGTCTATGCCAATGAACGCAGTACTCGGTTCAATACTTTTTTTTTACAATTTAGGGATGGACTTATCGAGAACTATGCTGAACTCTTTGGAGAGCAAGGAAGCGAGTTTAGCGCAGTATCTAATTTCGGAAGAAAATGGGGGTGGTATCAATCAGTTTTCGCACTCGCTCAAGGGGATATTAGACGATTTGAAGATATCTCTAAATTAAATGTACACGAGTGTTTGTATGCGTTAAGTTTTATGAAAGAGAAAGCAGAGATGGAATCAAGGAATATAAAAAACAAATTTAATGGCTAATCAAGGGGTAAGAGGGTTTTACCAAATAACCGAAACAATAAAAGACCAACTATTAAACGACATAAACGTTAATACAGTTACCACAGGGGATATTACGGATATTGACCTATCCAAGCAAACCATATTTCCGTTGTGTCATATTATCATCAACTCTGCAACGGTAGAAGAACAAGTACTTCGGTTTAGTATTTCGGTGTTAGCTATGGACGTGGTTGACCAAAGCAAGGAAGCAACATCCGACATATTCAGGGGCAACAATAACGAACACGATATATTAAACACTCAATTAGCTGTTGTAAACAAACTTACACAGGTATTAAGAATGGGAACTCTATATAGGGATAAATACCAATTAGACGGAGACCCAACGTGTGAACCTTTTTACGATAGGTTTGAGAACCAAGTAGCAGGATGGGCTTGTACGTTTGATGTCTTAATTGAAAACGATATTAACATATGCAGCTAAAGGAAACACAAAAGGCACTTAACGCTTTTGGCAAGTATGTGGTTCAACAATCAAGAACCAACCTTACTAAAGGCAAAAAGAACGCATCTAAACGACTTTACGATAGCATTGACTATGAGGTATTAGATGGTGCTAAAGCCGTGTCTGTGGTGTTTAGAATGGAGGATTATGGCAAGTATCAGGATTTGGGGGTTAGTGGTGTAAAAAAGAAGTACAACACGCCTTATTCTTATACATCTAAAATGCCACCTGCAAAAGCATTTAGCGATTGGGTTGTTAGAAAAGGATTAGAGGGCATACGAGATGACAAGGGTAGATTTATAAAACGTAAGAGTTTGCAATACCTTATTGCACGAAGTGTGTATAACAAAGGTATCAAACCAAGCCTATTTTTTACCAAACCCTTTGAGAAAGCCTTTGAACGATTACCTAAAGAACTACAAGAGAAATTTGGAATAGACCTACAAAACGCATTTGAATAATGGCAACAAAAATAAACGTAAGAAGTCCGTTTTACATTAAAGCAAGCAACGCAAGTTTGGCATCAGCTACCCTGCAACTATATGTTTACACAGGCGTACTCACAACTAACAAACCTGCATCCCCACAATACACAATCACAAAGAACGAAATAGATTCTAACAACTATGTGGTGTTTGAGATAAGCGAACTTGTAAGGGATTATATAGATATAGAATTTGATGGTACACACACAAGTTATACTGTTTGGGTTGAAGCTGACATAACTATGTATAATGCAGCCGATGGGGGTGGTACAAGTGTAGGTACAAGCAACACAGATTATATCGCTTTAGATGGCTATGGTTATTTTCCCGAGGGTGTAAATCCTGAATTACAAAGAGATTATTTACAATCAAACCTTATAATTTACAAAGACGAAAACGAGGATGTTATAATCCCTGTTTTTGCGGAGGACACATCCACGGTGGTTTTCTTCAATGGTACTACACCAAGATTCTCTGTAACAATAACAGATAATGGAAATACAAACCAAAAGATACAGTATATAAGCAGTAGTCTTTTTACACTTTCATTTAATAATGTTAGGGTTTATTATACGGGTTCACAAAATAGAAAAATAGACGTATACGAATTGGATTGTAGTAAATACACACCTATCATAGTTACGTTTGTAAATAAGTTTGGTGCGTTACAGGATTTGTATTTAGACCGAAAAAGTGCCGAATCCATTAACACTAAATCTGAAACTTATAAATCATCTAATATAGATTTATCAACCTTAACCTATGATGTAAACCAACATCAAAAAAATACTTTTGATAAAATAGGTAACGAATCAATAGTAGCCAATACAGGGTATGTTGATGAAACCTACAACGAGGTTATTAAGCAGCTTATGTTGAGTGAGCAGGTTTGGTTGAAAAAGTTAGATGGAACAGGTGATGTATTCCCTGTGAATGTTACAACCCAACAATTAAATTATAAAACAAGCGTAAACGATAAACTCGTTCAATATACGATAAACTTTGAATACGCATTTGACAAAATAAACAACATACGATAGTGCAGAGCATACAGCTTTACATACAAGGTCAGAGAGTGGATATGTTTAAGGATGAATCCGTAAGCATCACGCAATCTATTAAGAACGTGAAAGACGTTGCGAAGATATTTACCGAGTTCACTAAAACGTTTACTTTACCTGCTTCCAAAACCAACAACAAACTATTCAAGCACTACTACAATTTTGATATAGTAGATGGCTATGACGCAAGGACTAAAAAATCAGCAACAATCGAACTAAACCACTTGCCATTTAAGAAAGGTAAGATAAAATTAGAGGGTGTAGAATTAAAAAACAGAAAGCCCTATGCATATAAAGTTACCTTTTATGGAAACACGGTAGACTTAAAAGACTTATTGGGCGAGGACAAACTAAATTCGCTTTCAAGCCTTAATAGCTTAAACGAAACATTTTCATCAAGTGATATTCAATCAGCCTTGCAAAGAAACCCCGCATCTAATGACGTTTTAGTACCACTTATAACACACTCTAAAAGGCTTTATTTCGATTCAGGGGATAATACACAAAATACAGGCAACCTTTATTATAATAGCGGTAATAAACACGGTGTAGCTTGGAATGAACTTAAATACGCTTTAAGGATTCACAAAATCATTGAGGCTATTGAAAGCAGATATGGGCTTACATTCAGTACGGACTTCTTCACGAGTTCCAATGACCCTTACTATGATTTATTTATGTGGCTTCATAGAAAAAAGGGTGTCGTATCAAGTGGAGGTCAATTAGACGAATACACCAAACTTATTGATGGTTGGAGTACCGCAACGGGGGAAGTTGCCGATATGATAAACTCATCAACGTTACGGATAACTTATGAATCTTTTGTTACGTCTTTTGATTTATCCCTTACAAGAACTACAAGCACCCCTTATGATATATCAATCTCAAGAGATGGTACAACAATATATTCCGAAACAAATATAACAGCCACATCTAAAAACATAAATCTTGGGGCGTATATTGACAATGCTGATTATTCAGTGACAATTACATATACAAGTGCTTTATCTTTTAGTAACATATCTTGGCAGCTTGATTATGAGTTGCCCCTTGAACCACCCGGAACAGACACTTTTAGCACAGGTTCTTTTACAGCCCCTGCTGATTTTGAGTTTGTAATCACAGAGCAAATACCCGAAATGAAAGTGATTGATTTTCTAACGGGGATATTTAAGATGTTTAACCTTGTTGCTTATGTAGAAGATGATGGGACGATTAAGGTGCAAACTTTAGATGACTTCTATGCGACTTCTAATACTTATGACATAAGCCAATATGTAGACGTGAATAGTAGCCAAGTAGATACAGCACTCCCATATAGAGAGGTGTCTTTTAAGTATGATGATACTAAAACTTTTTTAGCTTCGGTACACAATCAGTTGTTTAGCCAAGAGTGGGCAAAGACAGATTATACCAAAGTTGATACAGATGGAAATATAGTTGATGGGGGGCTTTATAGTGTTGTAGCACCATTCGGACACCCTAAATACGAAAGGCTAATAAATTTAGATGATAGCACACAGACATCTGTACAATGGGGTTGGAGTGCTGACGATAATCAGGAAAGCTACATAGGAAAACCTGTTTTGTTTTATCCTGTTTATAATTTAATCAATGGTACTTATTCAAGTATTAGTTTCGTAACAGCTGTTAGTGCTGATGGAACTTATAACAATCACGTATCGGTAACAGGAAGTATAAATATGCCATCTAACAGCGTTTCTTTTAGTTCGGGTACATCAACTGCCAATATAAATTTTAATGCCGAGAAAAACGAGTATACGGGCGATAGTAGCTTTACGGGTACTTTGTTTGAGAACTACTACAAGACCTACATCCAAGACGTGTTTAACATTAAGGCACGACTAACAAAAGTAAAGGCGTATTTGCCTATGAAGA